GCTACTAGCTCGAACTTGTTTAATGGAGTTTCTAGCTCTACATTTACCGTAGGCAGTGGATTTGCGAGCTCAACACCAGACTTCATTTGTTATGCGTTCGCACCTGTCGCGGGCTACAGCTCAATGGGCCAATTTTCTGGCAATGGATCCACTGATGGTCCTTTTGTTCACACCGGATTTAGGCCCGCAGTAATAATTTTGAAAAGAACAGACTCTGCTAGCTCATGGCAAATACGTGACACGACGAGATCACCGCACAACGTTGTTACTGAAAACTTGTATCCCAACTTAAGCAATTCAGAATCAACAGATTCATCTTTAAATTTAGATATCTTAAGCAACGGTTTTAAACCACGCACTTCAACTGATGGCGGATCCAATGCATCTGGTGGAACGTATATTTATTATGCCGTAGCAGAAAATCCGTTCCAGGCTAATGGCGGGCTTGCTCGTTAAACTTCGTTCATCACCTGCATCCTCATGGGCTATTACATCGGCGATCGAGCCATTGCGCTTGATGTCCCGTTTACTGATCCAAACGGAGTTCAACGGCCTGCTAACTGGCTAAGAAACTCCAGCGCCCGTGATCGTGAGTCGCTTGGCATCGTGTGGCAGCAACCGACCGATGCCGGCTACGACACAAGATTCTTTTGGGGCGTTGACAATCCAAAGCAGTTAAATGATAAGCCTGCTGTTGATGAAGACGGTAAGGAGCTTGGCTATACGCAAACCGGCCTGAAGACATTGTGGAAAGCAACGCAAGAGCAGATTGCATCAACCTTGCTTGCCCCATCTGATTGGCGTGTTGTTAAAGAGCTAGAAGTCAACAGCAGTTTTGCTGCTGCTAAAACTGCCTTTCCTACTGCATGGCAAACGTATCGAGCTGCTGTTCGTACGTCATGCAATACGCGCCAAGCTGAAATTGACGCTTGCACAACTGTTGATGAGTTGAAAGAGCTGTTGTTTGGATCGGCAACAATACAGCAACAGAAGAAAGATGCTGACGGCAAAGGCATCACTGAATCCGTAACTTATCAAGATCAAAAAGTAGATGAGGAAGGTGAAGGTGTTGTGGATGAAGACGGCAAAGCCGTAATGGAAGACGTTACTGAAGACCGTCCAGTCATGGAAGACGTACCCAACCCAGCTATTGCTACAGCTTGGCCCGCGGATCCCGAATGACCTTTATCTTTGGTGCGCTGGCAGGGGTTGTACTAACAACCCTTTTTCTAGCGTTTGATCCAGACGACGACCTTTACGAGGATGAACGACGTGACTACTAGACCCGATCCAATGATCCCTTGCAAGCCTGGGGCAGAGGATTTGACTGCGATGCGAAATCGTGTGCAGTGGATGGAGATGCTATTTATGCTCGAAGGCCGCGACAAACCAGACCATCCAAAGCGTGGTCTTTACACCGGACTACACAAAAAGCACTTCTCAACGTTCCCTGGAACGGATGAAAACTAAGGAGCAGATTCCTAACTGTCCATTGACCAGGCCAGCTAATCTGGCTCAAGAAAACTCAACCCCTTCTACAAATGATCAAAGCATTAATTGTGAGTTCTGCCGTCGTTGGCGCTGCTGCGCTGGCATCTCCTGCCCAAGCAGAGAATTTTTACCTAAATCCTGAGTTCAACGCTGCTTTCAGTGGCTCAGATTATTCAGGGTCTGTACTAGACGCCGGAATTGGTTATGAGGACGGTGGTTTCTACGCACAGATTGGCCCATCAGTTTTGTGGGTTGATGGAGGCGAAACGGAGGTCGGCTTCTCTGGCAAAACCGGTGTGTCTGCTTCTGTTTCGTCAAACCTGAGTGCTTACGGGGAAGTTTCTTTTGCTAAGTACGAAGACATTGACGCAGGCTATGGGTTGAAAGTTGGAACAAAGTACAGCTTCTGAGCTATAACTGGTTCAGGTTTCTCACACAGACCGACAAGAGGCTCCCTCCCGGGGGCCTTTTGTTTTATCTGTCATCACCATGCAACGCTTCTTCAATTTGGCCGGTGCGCTTGGGTTCTTGATGTCTGGAACGATGATTATTGGGTCATTAGTTTTGTACACCCGTATCCCATCGCTGACGAAGTATTACATGAGCGAGCTAAAGCTAGAGCTGACCAAAGTCGTAACTCAGATGGTGCCTGCTCAGATCGATGATGTGATGCCTGAGCTGCCATCATCCACTGGCTTACCAATCCCAAGCAGCGTTAAGTCGCCATTCTGATTCAGTGCCAAGCATCCCAGAAATTGGTGTTGGGCAAGTTTGGGTAAAGCCCATTGGCGTTCAAGAAATACAAGCCTGGCGTAGCCTCCCGCCACAGAGCATCCCGTCTGCACCACCGATAACGTCAATTCCTGGATTCGGATTTCCCGTTGCGGACGTTCCTGGCTGCGTAGAGACCAGATCAGTGCAGCCTGGAAATAAAAGTGCCTATGACAATGACCCTCGCGGGACCGTGGTTATTTGCGGGGCAGAAATGCCTTCATTTAATGCGCTTGATTTCACCCCAGGCACGTTGACTTATACGCGAGCCAAGCAGCCAGCAATAGACCCAAAAGAAAAACCGGCTGCCTCCCAGCAACCGGCTAAGTCCCCTTCACCGATGGCGTCCAACCCAACCGGCATTCCAAATGTAGACACAGAACTGCCATGTCCGCCACCAGACGCAATACCTATAGGAGCAAAAAATAAGCTTCAGACTGCTGTCATCACTGGTTACAAGCGAGTCGATGGAGAATGCCAAACCCAGTTCAAGTCGTTGGACATACCAGCGATTCTCGGCAACCATTTACCTGGCACGCCTGTTGTGGTCACGACTGCGACAGTGGCGGCGGTAGGCGTTACATCAGCAATCCTTGCCAAACCATTAGGCGATATTTTGCTTAAAACGATCAAGCCTCTTGTTAAAAAGACAATCAAAAAGATCAAGGAGAAGCTTGGGAAGAAGGTTGTCGTTGAGTCTTCTTGGCAGCGTCGGAAGTTTCAGCGGTCGTTGAAGAAGTAGGAATTGAATGTGTGTGGGGCGGTAAGACGCCTGGCGGATTAATCAGAACGACGTCAGAACATATTGATGCGTACGGGCTGGAAGGGTGAAAAATTACTCCTTGTTTCATAAGTTCTGAGCAATTTTTTAATCTTGCAATTTCGTAATTTAATCTACGGTCAGCCAATGTTGCCTCCATAATTTGGACTTGCTTCTCTGCAGCTTTGCGGCAAGTTCTAACGTGATGACGATCAAGTGGAATAGAAATTGTTGCAGTAATTCCAGCGTTAATGGATGTATTTTGTTTCTGTCCAGTTCTTACTGGTTTTGTATATAATATGGCCCCAGGATTGTCGGGCACTCCATCCGGTTGAGGGTTCCCCTCAGGGTCGAAAGCTCCAACTAAATCTAAAGTATCGTACACATTTTCATCGTAGTATTTCTCATAAGGGCTAGCCCAACCTGTTTGCCCATTAACAAAAGGGCTGATGTTTAAAGTAGCACCTTGGCAGCTAATTCCTGATCCATAAGTATTTGTAAATTGTCTTCCAGGTATATTTTGAATGGCCATATTCGTAACTGAGCCCGAACTATTCGCAACGGGGGCTGCAGTACCACTTACCTGAGCATTTACAGGCCCGGCAATAAACAAAAGAACCGCCAAAGCACGCTTCATTACTGCGTAAATACAGAAGTTGTTTCAGTTAAAGATTCTACGTCTGTCTCTCTATTTATTAATGTGTGGTTTGTAAGTCCTGGCCCATTTATTGTCTCAGTCATCTGGAAAGCAGCCCCTGGGGTCACGATATTCCAAACAGGTTTCGTAGCCGGATCCAGTCCTGTCCAGCGACTTGCAACGCCATTAATGCTGTTAGTTGTTGTGGTTAAACCCGCTGTAGAGACTGCCCCGCCAACTGGTGCAATATTTGTCCCGGTTACGGTGTACTCCCAACCGCTGCGATAATCGTAAGAATTGATGACTTCAACAACTTTGGTCTTGGTTTGAGTTGTGCTGGTCAAAGTACCTGAAGTAAATGAAGGCACCACCGGAATTGCTTGAGCTGGGGCAGCTAAAAGCAACAACAGCAAGATTCTCACTTAACAGTAAGCTCCACCACTAGCTGAGCAACTGCCGCAGTACCTGCACCCCCTGCCGTGATTGCCATTGCCGATCCAGAATCTAATGAACCTGCCAGATTGCCTGCGACTCCTCCAGCTTGAGTCAAAGTGCTGCCAAAGGTTGGCAACGCAGGAACAACACCTGCAGTAACTGTTGTCGAAAGAACTGTTGGCGTATTATCGCCGCCTATAAACGTCTCTGAATAACTAAAGCTGTCCCCAGCAGTAGTAATAGTAAACTCGCCAGGAGTGTAACCAAGAGCGGTCCCTGCGCTATAGCTCCCGAACTTAGGAGCAGTACCCAAAGTGACGTTAGAGCCAGATACAGATAGTGAAGAGCCGATCCGATTTGCTTGGGATGCTGCTCCATCAACAGTTAGCGAAATTGATGATTGAATTTTGCTTGTAATATCCGCCGAAGCAGGACTTACCGCAAAAAACGTTAGGCAGGATAAGAAGAGAAAACGTCTCATTTGGGTTTAGACGTAGTAGGTGTTTGTTCTGCAATTGTAGGCGGCTCGTCTTTTTTCTTGCCAGCACGTTTAATGTTGACGCCAAAGCTCGTCATTGTTCCCGTAAGCAACGAGGCTGGAAAAGTTGGATCCATCGCTTTGACATAACCCAGGTAGTTAAGGCTGAGCATCACAATCGACCAAGTAAGAACAGCGAGTTTTACAAAATCCGCCAACGGCGTTGATTCGGGCTCTTGTTCTTGCTCCTGCTTTGCCTGTTCTTCTGCCATGATGAATTAACGCTATAGGTCGAATGGTGGTTGAAATCTGGGCAGCGGTGGCGGGGGCCTCAGTAGGCATTGCCGCTTCAGGTATTAAATCTGCGGGCCGTGAAAGCCAGCAAGGTCGTGATTCGTTGGTGCGCCTCACAAGTGCTGTAGACAATTTAAGCTCTCAAGTCGATCTTTTCCGTCGAGAGCAAGCAGCTATTTCAACAGAGGTTTTTGCCAGGCTTAGCGACGCCGAAAGGGCGATTGCTCGTCTTGAAGGGATACAAGACAGACATTAGACTTTTGGCAAATGCGGGTTTCTAATGCTTCTGCTAATCCGGCCAATCTTGTTTCGCTTCTTGCAATCAAACGGCGTCAAGAAATTAGTCGTTGATCTTTTGACCGCATATTGCAAAACCACCGACAATACCGTGGACGACAAGGTGGTGGATTTTGTCAAAGTAAACCTGTTTCCAGGGACTCGCGTTGAAAAGTAAATGTGGGTTTGGGTCGTAATTGTGCTTTCCCTACTTCCCTTTTTTCAATTTTTCAAGAAAGGTGATCCCCACCAGTTGGCTGCGATTGCAGAGCTGGAAAAGTCCATTGATCAAAACTTGCTCGACGACGAGGCCGAATGGTTTGAGATGTGGAAGACCAGCGGCATACACCAAGAGGTTTACGGCGTCCCGTATTACAGCCAGCTAGATAGCCTTACGGGTTATGGCTATCGAGAGTGTTTTGACGCAGCAGCTGCAATGGTTGTGGCGTTCCACCATGGCATTAAAAGCCAAGACGCTTATCGACATGTACGCCGCAAGTTTGGTGATACAACCGAAGTTCATGCTCAAGTTTCTGCGTTGAGATCACTTGGCTTGGATGCTGAGTTTCGCAGGGATGCCAGAGTTGAAGACATCGAAATTGAGATCGATGCTGGCAGGCCAATCATGGTTGGCTGGTTGCACAAAGGCGATTTCACAAAAGGAAAGCCAGCCTGTTGCGACACTGACGGATCCGGCCATTGGAGCCTAATTATTGGCTATGACAAGGATGATTTCATTGCTATGGATCCTATGGGGTTGCCAGACATGGAGCGTGGCGGTCATGACACCACAAAATCAGGGGAGCGGATCAGGATGTCGCGGCCTGCCTTTTATCAACGTTGGTCAATAGAGGGTGAAGCAAGCGGCTGGGCTGTGTTTGTGGATCGATGAATTGGTCGTATATAAATGCCTTTTGGACCACAGTCGTTATGAACTGCGTTCAACCCGTCAATATTGAAGCTTGTTTAAAAATAAATGAGTGGCTTATTCCTGCAGCGCACGATTATATAGAGTTCAGAAGTAAGGAGCCCTATGCCTCCGAAAAACGAGCGCTTGAACAGTTTCGACTGGATGGTGGTCGAACCAAGCCTGAGTGAACAGTTCGTTTTAGAGCGCAGTATTAGGGAGATTGAAGACTGCGACAACATCGATGTGTTGTCTCAGCTATGTGTCGCCATGGCAAAAGCTCAGTGGCACCAAGCCCGATTGCTTAAGCAGGCCGTTGGTCACATCGCCTTGCTTGATGCTGTGCTTTATGGCGGAGAGCAGAAACCCTGAGAGCTTTTTCTAACACCGTGAGCTTTGGGCTGGATTCATGCAGCGTGTCTAATACTCGCTGTCTTGCTTTCTGTATGTTCTCGTCTGGCCTAGTGGTCCAGTGCAAATTCGCAGCCATGACTCAATTACTGAGGGTTGGTCTCATCGCAGTTATAGAGACGTGTTAGATAGGTGTAAAGCCATTGGGCTTGCCAATCCTGTTCGTGGTATCGAACAACCCCAGCAGCCTCAACGCGCCAAACTAGCTTCCCGTCTTTTTTGACTTGCTCAATGGTTGGCTTCATATCAAAAGAATAGGCACGGTGGTTAGCCGTGCCCTTGAGTTAATCAGAAATCAACAGTGCAGTTGCTGACTGGTGCAGGCTTTGACTCAGGACGATAAGGAGCGTTTAACTTGCCTTTCAGCATTGGTGCTCCTTTGCGTGTCGTGCCATTCCAGCCAGCCAAGCGAATCTTGACAACTTTGTTTTCTTCTTGATAGTCAAGCTCACGTTCTGCAGTTTGCAGATAGTTGATCAGCTCAGGGATGTTTGACTCAAGAACCTCAAGATTCCCAGTAACGTCTGGGCTTTTTTCTGATTTTTTGTTTTCCTCTAACGTAGTGAACTGAACGAAGCCAATGTTGAAATCAGACATTGTTTTTAGTTTTTTTGATCGAGGACGAGTTTGGTTAAGCCCAACGCAAGTTCAGGCGTAACCGGGAAAGGACAATCAGCTTCTTTTAAATAAAGGCAAACTGATTCAAAAGAATCCATTACGTCAACAAGAGGCCCTTTCCATTCCGTAGGCGCATAAAGAACTCTTCTATCAAAAAGATTGGTGGAATCAGACATTGTGATTAATACCTCGGAAAAATTGGGACAAAATTGTCTTGATCCCTGCGTTAACTACACCGTTGTGATTGGCATCGGCGTAGTGTTGCAATTGTGCGGCCAACAATGGGTCGAGCCGCACTTGGAAATGAAGGTGACGGCGTTTTGCATCACGCTTTTGTTCAGGTGTTTTTTCGTTAGACATGGTTCTTAAGGTTCTCGTTAAGCCACTGCTGATGTTTAACGCCGGTTAAAGCCGGTGCGATTTTGGCAGAATCGGAGAGGCCAAAACGGCTCCGAAAGGCTTGGCAAAAACTTTGAAGGCCCTCAGCTGATAATTCTTGAATCAAGCCAAGG